TTTTCTCTTTTCATGTAGTAGTCAGGGCTAGCCGAGACGTAGCCTCTCGCCCACCAAACACAAAAGCCCACAACGCGGACCTTTGGCTACCCTCGGGGTGTTCTGACTACATTGCCCCTAAAGTGCTAAGTACTTGGTCTTCTTAGTAAGATTCCTGTTGACTTAGGCACACACATGAGGTATACTGTATGCTCTACAAAGAAATAGAAGGTTCTTACTTCTTCCTAAAGAATGGCTCATGGGTTCATGAGGCTCATATGGATTGGTTGGCTTCTCTTATTTAATAATGCAAAGGAATACAAATGGCTACTACTACTCATAAGATTGTTGGTAAAGCAATGTGGAGCAGGGTCTTTGAGTCTAATCGGGATATGGTTGGATTTGAGGGCGGTGCAAAGGAAACCGATGGTCAGTACCAGATTGGCCTAGTTCTTGACAAGACTGGACGGTTGGCTCTTAAAGCCTCCGGGTCTGCTCTTCAGATTAAGTTTGATGATGATGGAAATGTTAAACCGGTAACCTTCCGTCGTGACCATAAGCACCGTCTTTACGATTGGGCAGGCGGTGCACCTAAGGTTACCAAAGCAGATGGAACCACTTGGAACCAAGAGACTGATGGGTTTATTAACAATGACTCAGAGGTTGAAGTATCGTTTACTGTCTACACCACTTCCAAAGCCAATGGTACACGACTTGAGTCTGTAAAGGTTCTAGTGGCAGCAGAACGAGAAGAGAAGGAGGAGGCACCTAAGGCACCTAGTGCCTCTGTCATGTCCTCTACTGGTGAAGAAGAGGTACCCTTTTGAAGCCAATTAACACATTAGTAAAAGACATCGAAGATGTGCTCCTCCAAAAGGGTGGGTGGGACAACGTAGCAAAAGAATACCTTTTGCAGAACATCGGAGAGGCGGCTGATCGCCGCCTTTCTGTTGCCACTGGCACCAGCTACCGTGGCCTACGTATGAGTAACATTGGTTCCCCTTGTGTGCGTAAACTATGGTACTATACTAATCTACCAGAGACTGTTAAATCAGAGCCTAACCCCTCTCTGGCTCTTAAGTACTTCTACGGAGACATCCTAGAATCTATTGTCCTAAGCCTTGCTAAAGCAGCAGGGCACACGGTCAACGGAGAGCAAGACGAAGTAACCGTAGAAGGTATCAAAGGTCACCGGGACTGTGTTATTGACGGTATGTTGATTGACGTTAAGTCTGCCTCCTCTCAATCCTTTGGTAAGTTCAAGTATAACCAACTACGTACTGATGATCCATTCGGTTATATCCCACAGCTTACTGGTTATCTCTATGGTGCTAAAGACGACCCCTTGGTTACCTATAAGAACAAAGCGGGATTCCTAGCAGTAGACAAGTCTTTGGGGCATATTGTACTAGATACGTATGATCTACGGGATGAGCTAGAGGACTACAAAGCCAAGGTAATTAGTGTTAAGTCCTCTGTCAATGACCTAACCAAGACCCCACCACGGGCCTTCACAGACACCCCTGACGGTAAGTCGGGTAACATGAAGCTTGGTGCTGGGTGCTCCTACTGTGACTACAAGAGCCTGTGCTGGCCGGGGCTGCGTCAGTTCAACTACTCTACAGGGCCACGTTGGCTAACAAAGGTTGTTAAAATGCCGAATATTGCAGGAGGTGAGTCATGATTCGTGAGTTTGAATCCTTTGGTACAGCAGATTGGAAAGAACCAGAAACTAAGTACGCCACTGGCGCTACTCGTGGTGATGTACTCGCAGAGCTTCTGTGGCGAGGTAAACACCTGTATGCCACAGGTTCTCGTGTGACTGCTTTCTACGATAAGGTTACCTCAGACTACGACTACGTGGTATTGGACAATGAACGGTGGGAGCTTCACGATCATTACGTATCAAATGATAACTGGGAGGCTGGAGAGTCAGGTAACCAATACTCTACGTTTCAGTCCCTTAAGAAACAAATGAAAGACTCTACCGAGGTGGTTAACCTAATCTTTGTTAACTCCAAAGACATGTTTACTAAGTATTGTATGGCCTCTGACCTTATCCGTACTGTTAACCCCTCAACCAAGAAAGAGCGTACCCAACTGTTTGACCTTATCTTCCAAGGCAGTAAGGAACCATTTTGAAACCTTCTTCAAGCAAGGCAAAAGGACGAGGCCTTCAACAATGGGTTGTGGGTAAACTACATGATGCCTTCCCTGCCCTAGAGGAGGGGGACATTAAGAGTACGTCAATGGGTGCGCCGGGGGAAGACGTGCAACTGTCCCCGGCAGCACGTAGGGCCTTCCCCTATAGCGTTGAGTGCAAGTCCTACGCCTCTATTGCTGTCTATGGTTGGCTCACTCAGGCAATCACCAATTGCCCTAAGGGTGCTACCCCAATGCTAGTGATTAAACAGAACCACTCCAAGCCTCTGGTGGTAATTGACGCAGAGGTGTTCTTTAAGTTAGTTGGAGATAAGTAATGCTAATCCTAGATATTTACCTAGTCATTGCTATGGTCATTTCTATCCTAGGTCTTATTGTGCTACGCTTTGATAAGAACTTTGATAAGTTTGTACACGATAAGTTTAACGGTAGAATTGAGTTTAGTGCAGCAGACAAGATTATTGTACCAGTGGTAGCTGGGTTTACATGGCCTTACGCATTGTACTTGGCAGCAAGGAAGAAACTCCATGGGTAAAACACACCTAATTTGTCCAGACGCCCATGCCCATCCCGACTTCCACAACCTACGAGCAGATTGGCTAGGTAAACTTATTCTTGACGTTAAACCAGATGTAGTGGTAAACATCGGGGATGCGGCAGACCTACCCAGCCTAAGCTCCTACGACAAAGGAAAGGCAAGCTTCCACGGAAGGAATTATGGCAAGGACATTGAGTCACATCTTGACTTCCAAGAGCGTATGTGGTATCCTATGTTCAAGTCCAAAAAGAAGCTTCCATACCGAGTAGTGATCGAGGGTAACCACGAGCACCGCATTAAACGACTGTTGGACTACGAGCCGCACCTCTCTGGCGCTAAGTTTGGTGTAAGCTTCTCAGACCTAGACTTCAAAAGCTACTACTCAGACGTAGTAGAATACAGTGGTGGACAACCGGGAGTAATTCAAATTGATGGTATTGATTACAGCCATTTCTTTCCCAGTGGTATTAGTGGCCGCCCTTTACAGTCTATCCACCATGCTTACGACCTCACAGTTAAAAGGTTTAACTCCTCAACAGTGGGACATAGTCACCTTCTCGATTGGTACACTCGTAGGGATTCTAGTGGTAGGGTGCGTAATGGCCTCGTATGTGGGGTTTACCAAGATTATGTATCCCCTTGGGCAGGCTCAGTCTGTAACCATTGGACCTCAGGAATAGTTATTAAAAGGAATGTAGAGGACGGTAACTATGACCTACAGCACATCGGTATTGATTCATTGAGGAAAGAGTATGGAAGAACAGTTTGAACAGTTTCTACAAGACTTTGGAGGTTTGGACCCAATCCTGAGTGTGTGCGACATTGATCCACTTAAGGTACTCTGGCTGATGTACGAAGACGGAATGTTTAACCCAGAAGACCTAACAGGAGCCTACAATGAGTGACCAAATGACTGAGTACTGGATGTCCCAACAAGCACTGGACCAACTAGCAGATGCAGAAGAAGCCTCTGCCTTCTGCACCTTTGACGGTTACCAAGACTTTGCAGAGACCACTGCTATCTACCCCAAGAATAGAGCACTAGAGTACCTAGCACTGGGTCTTACGTCAGAGGCAGGAGAGGTAGCAGGCAAGGTCAAGAAGCTCATCCGTGATGGCTCTATGGACGTAGAAGACCTAGTGGCTGAGCTTGGTGATGTTATGTGGTATGTAGCTCAGATGGCTAGTGAGCTTGATGTTTACCTGTCTGAGGTAGTAGAAGATAATGTACTAAAACTTAAAGACCGACAACAGCGTAACAAACTTGGTGGCAGTGGAGACAATCGCTAATGGTAGAGTACGGACCAAAGCTTAAGATTAGTGAAGAGATTCATGCCACCAAGTATCGAAGTAAAGGAGAGACATTCAAAGAGTCTATGGTACGAGTAGCGGATGCTCTTAAAGACTCAGAAGAGCACTATACTGAACTAAAGGATATTCTACTTAACCAACGGTTCCTGCCTGCGGGTCGAGTACAGGCTGCAATGGGTGCACCACGTGTTATTACTGCTTATAACTGCTTTGTCTCCGGCACACTACCAGACTCCATGGATGGCATCATGGAACGTGCTAAAGAGGCAGCAGAGACCATGCGACTAGGGGGTGGCATTGGGTACGACTTTAGCACTCTACGCCCTCGTGGCGATCATATTCGCAGTCTTGACTCTCGTTCTTCTGGTCCTATTAGCTTTATGGGAATCTTCGATGCAATCTGCAAGACTATCGCGTCAGCAGGCCACCGACGAGGAGCACAAATGGGGGTTCTACGGGTAGACCACCCAGACATTGAAGAGTTTATTAAAGCAAAGACTAACTCTACTCAACTCACACAGTTTAATGTCTCAGTTGGTGTCACAGACAAGTTCATGCAGGCAGTTAAGTCTGATAAGATGTTTGATCTAGTCTTCGAAGGTCGAGTGTACAAAACTGTACGAGCTAAGGCATTGTGGGACGAAGTATTACGAGCTACTTGGGATTGGGCAGAGCCGGGTATCTTGTTCATTGATCGGATGAACCAGAAGAACAACCTCTGGTACGCTGAGACTATTGCAGCCTCTAACCCGTGCGGCGAGCAACCCTTGCCACCGTATGGTGCTTGTCTCTTGGGTTCGTTCAACCTTACTAAGTATATCTACGGTGCACCAGACTACCAGTTTGCTTGGGAGCAATTCAAGGCGGATATTGCACCAGTAGTACGGGCTATGGATAACGTAGTGGACCGTACCTTCTACCCCCTGCCACAGCAGGAAGCAGAGGCTAAGAGCAAGCGTAGGATGGGTCTTGGGCTTACTGGCGTAGCCAACGCTGGCGAGGCTCTGGGGCACCCCTACGGTAGCTTCGGCTTCCTAGCATGGCTAGAGCAAGTGATGCTAGTGCTGCGGGACTACTCCTATGACACCTCGGTGGAACTGGCTATTGAGAAGGGTGCGTTTCCTTTGTTCCACTCACCAGACTACTTAGAGTCTGGATTTGCAAAAGGATTGAACAGTGTCACTAGGAGTAATATTTCTAAGTTTGGTATTCGCAACTCTCACTTGCTTTCTATTGCTCCTACGGGTACGATTAGTCTCTCTGCTGATAATGTTAGCTCTGGTATCGAGCCTGTATTTTCTCACTATTACGATAGGACTATCCAGACTTTCAACGGAGCAATCACAGAACGAGTTGAAGACTATGGTTACCGAGTCTTTGGAGTAAAAGGTAAGACCGCTAATGAACTCTCTGTGTTTGATCATGTTAAAGTACTCAACCTAGCCTCTAAGTACGTAGATTCTGCTTGCTCTAAGACCTGTAACGTAGGCTCTGAGGTCACGTGGGATCAGTTCAAAGAGGTCTATATGATGGCCTATGACGGTGGTTCCAGTGGCTGTACCACCTTCCGGGTTGACGGTAAACGGTATGGTATTCTTAATGCAGCGGCAGTAGAGGACGTTGCAGAGGAGCCTACTAAACCTGAGGACAGCTTTGTAAATGAGGTTGACACAGAAGGTCAAGCATGTTACTATGACCCCTCTACCGGACTTCGTACTTGTGAGTAGTTAAGAAACCGAACAAAGCACTGTAGTAGGTAAGATCGGCAAACCTGTGTGCTTGAAAGACCCACAGCCCGTAAGGGTGGTTGAAGCAGTTAGGCTGTACCTTAATCAAAGGAAAAGATATGAACGTAACGCTACTAAATTACATGGGGTCTGACCTTGCCGCAGTTAATGCAGCAAGGGTTAGTTTTAATAAACGTTCCGATTGGGAAGACAAAGGTGGCGAAGAGTGGGACCTTGCTACTAAGGACCAAAAACTAATCAAGTACCTAGGAAAGGAAGGGCACTACACACCCTTTGGACATAACTTCGCCAGCTTCCATGTCAAGGCTCCAATCTTTGTTAACAGACAATTGGTGAAGCATGAGTATCTACGAATGTCCGAGGTAAGCCGTAGGTATGTAGACACTGAACCAGAGTTCTACATTCCAAAGATTTGGCGAGGTAAGCCAGTGGACAAGAAGCAAGGTTCTACGGGATTCGTAGGCGCGTCAATGTCTGGGCTAGAGATGTTCTGTGCAGAAGCAGCTAATTTTTACAAAGACCTACTTGCAACAGACATTGCTCCTGAGATGGCCCGTATGGTTCTACCACTCAACACCTATACCGAGTGGCACTGGTCGGGGAGCCTAGACGCCTTTGCTAACATGTATAACCTACGTACTGGTGAAGGAGCGCAAGAGGAGACCAAAGAGGTTGCTCTGATGGTTGGTAAAGAACTAGAGGTTCTGTTTCCCTACTCATGGAAGGCGTTGGTTAATGCAGATACTTAATACTATCACACTACTGGACGGCTCTGCAATCATGGAACTACAGATGTCCTATGAGGAGCTACAGACCATGGCTAAGATTGGTCTAATTGAAACTCTTAAAGAAGCAACACGTTCTTATGACGTAGTAGACGCGGAGGTGGTCAGTGAGTAACTGGATAGTGCTTAATGGTAAAGCAGTAGACATAGAAACAGGTCAGATGGAGGACCCAGTAAGCAACCCTTCCCACTACAAGAGCGGTGGAATTGAGTCTATAGACTATATTAAAGCCTTCCTAAGTAAGGAAGAGTACCGTGGGTTCCTTAGAGGTAACATTAGTAAGTACTTACATCGTTACACATACAAGGGTAAACCCCTAGAAGACCTCAAGAAAGCTCAGTTTTATTTGGACAGACTGATTAAAGAGACCGCTGGTGAGTAAACACAGACATCACATAATTCCGAGGCATCTCGGAGGTGGGGATGAAGAAGAGAACCTCACCCCTCCAGTATCTATCCAGATGCACGCTGAGTTTCACCGACAGCTTTACGAAGAAATGGGGTTGAAAGAAGACCTCATAGCTTGGAAAGCACTATCCGGCAGGATAACAGGAGAACAGGCTAGGCTTGAAGCAGCCCTTGAAGGTCAAAGAAAGTCAGATAAATACAAAAACAGAAGTTTTAAAGATCACCTAGACTCAGTAAGGACAGAGGAGTCCTGTTCAAAAGGAGGTCAGACATCATCTGTGCTGTTAGTAAAATGGATACAAGATAACAAAGAGGTGCACAAAAGAACTTGTTCGAATAACGGCCGCGCGAGCGTTACCAAAAGAGAAGTACGTCATGAGTACCTTGGCACTGTGTACCGATCTAAGAGAAGCCTACAAGATCACACAGGTCTTTCCAACACGGGGTTTTACTCTTACTTAAATAAGGGTAAGATAACTAGACTTGGTAAACTAATTGAACTGGAAGCATAATGTGGATTCTACTTGCAGTAGTATGTACTAACCCCAGCGCCACATCTTGCGATGTGTTACCTTGGGTTAAAGAAAACTTTGTTACTGAAAAGCAATGTGCAGAAGTCGCCCTTAGGGAAACTCCTGCACTAGCTACTCGATTCGCTTGGATCGTACCTCGGTGTATCCAAGTACCCGGTGTTGGAGAGCCTACTTAGTTATTCCCAACCATACACAAACTTAACGGTATGCGCCACTACACCAGCACTAGCAGCGGTGCCTACCTTCTTCTTTACCAAGGCCGCAAACTCACCGGGGTTGACAAAGATAGGGGCATCTCCAAAATCAGCGTAACCACCACCGGGGCAAGCAACAAGAGTACTCACAGCCTGAGCCGCTGTAACAGCCTGTGTAAGTTCAGGCAGGGGCACCCTACGGGGTGCTTTACTTATTACACCCTCTGCTGTAGCCAGTGACACAGCGGTGTGTCCAAAGGCCAGAGAGTACTGAGCGATGTAGGGAGCACCAGTAATTGCTGTCTGAACATAGGACGATAGAGACACACCTCGAATCACAAGTCTACGCCCCGGACCGTTGACGCTAGCCACAGGATTCTGGAAGCTACAGATGATACCATCAGTCGTAACTGCTAGAGTATCAGTCTCCCAGAACTGACCACCAAGGCCAACGCCTAGGGCAGCAGTGGTATTCGTTGGTACAGCAGCCACTGGGTTGGTGTTGTTGGCGTAGTTAGCCAGAGACCCCATAGTGCCACCAGACAACCCTTGGTAGCTACCGTACATACGGTTACCAACACTAGACATAAGCTGTGTGAAGTTACCTCCACCAAGACGTACAGAGTAAGCCCCTAGCATAGACTGTAGCACACCACCAGCAGCACCACCAGTGATACGGTGCTTATGAAAGAACTGCATACCACCAGCCATACTCATGCGACCCTGAGCAGTAGGTAGCTTAATAGTTCCAAGCATGACAGCCCCTGTGCCATCGTGGACCCAGAAGACAGCCTCTACGGCACCAGTGTAAACGATGAACTGGTAACGTTTGTTATTAGAATAGACCCAAGGGCTACCAGAGCCAAACACCAGAGGAAACACCCCAGTGCTAGTCTCTGTTCCATTGCTTGAAGCAATACCCTGAAGGCCAGCACTGCTTAGACGAAAGAACACACCATCAGTAGGTGCTGCAATAGCTGTGCCGGGGATACCTAGACCAAACTCTACGAAGGTGTTAGCGGTGGGCTGGGCGCTGAAGGCTAGTTCACAGTCAGCAGAGAGCGTTTGTGTACCCATGTTAGGGAAAACTGCGTAGGTGGCTAGAGTCGCCCCAGTGGTTGTGGTAGTGATTGAAGCACTGTTAGACGTGTATTGACCAGCGGTAAAGCTAGAGGCCATGGTGGTTAGAGTCAACGAGTGCTTACCAGTATTTTGAGCTAGGTAGTTGAACACTTCTTCATCCAACATAGTATCCTGAGATACACGAGTACGAAAGTCTACGTCTACCTCTGCACTCTTGATGTCGGCTGTACCAGTAATCGACCCAGCATCAACTTCAAAGGCTGCCCGTGCGTACCCAG